GGTAAGAAGTAAATGGTATTGTATGGAACAGACAGTAGTGCAAAAACATCCAACGTGTTTTCTTTATATTTTCTGTTCTTAGTGTGTGATCCTCTGCGTAAATCAAACCGCCAAGACACTCCACCTTTCTCAATGTTGTTTCTTGTTTTTACTTGGCACTTAATTAAATGGTTGTTCCACTCAAATATGACATCGGCTTCGGCTGAGTGAGGTACAACCACAACTGTATCGGAGACTTTGGCTAGAACTGATGCGGTCAAGAATTCGCCACTACGACCAACCCTTTCCGTCTGTCTGGACATGGTTTATTGATTCAGTAAACCTTGCTCGACTACTGGGGTTAATGGTTGAACAGCTAACATACCAGGTGTTACCCCTTCTGGTAATGTTTGCATTGATCTTGGTAAAAATGCTGTAAACCTATCTATTAATTCTTTCGCTTTAGATTTATTGCTTTTAGATGCTTCTTTGACCAAATTTTTATTAAAAGGTGTAGCTAAGAATTTATTAACTAAATATAACATTCCTATTCCTGGAACACCTGCACCTGCACCCGTTGCACCTATCACAGCAGATGGGCCAATGTTAGAAGCTGCTCTTAAAGCACCTGATCTCATTATAAAAGTATTTACATCAGGCAATACTTCAGGGAATTGTCTTAATGCTCCTAAGAAGTTTGATAAATCTTTAACACTTGTATTTTTATATGTTTTTAATAATTCTTCAGTAGCTTCATACTTTAAGCTGTTTGCATTAGATAAACCAAGTTCGTCAAATAATTTATTAAAGTCTCCACCATCCATTTTAATATATTTTTTAAACAGATCATCTAAGTAAGTTCCAGCTAGTCTATTAACATTATCATCGCCAATTAATGTTCTTAATTCTCTAACTGCCTCTGGACTTTTATTTTCACCAAATGTTCTTTTATATAAATCTTCGTATCTAGCTGTAGGAGCTTTTCCAATGCCAGGTCTTAATGAACCTCTACCAAATGCTTTTTGAAACTCTTTACCAGTTTTGTTTTCAACAATCTGCATATAATTTTTAAACATTTTATCTCCAGCTAGATAAAGCCTACCAGCTTCGTCTCTTGGATTTCTAAGCTGTTTTTTCATAGTATCAAGCAAAGCGTTTGAAGTTCTGTAAGCATAGTTGTTTGGTGTTTGACTTCTTGCTGGATCGTACTTTTTAGATAAATCTGTCAGCTTGGTATCTAAAGCATCAACATCATTAAAACTTAATTTTTTTGACATTGGTGTGGCAAGACCTTTTTTGCTAACTTTAAAATTAGATTTATATAATCTAATTTCATCTAAAACTTCTAGCAAGTCTGCTGGTGCATCAGTAAATTGGCTTCTTGGATAAACCCTATCTGCTGTATTAACCATGTTATTAATATCAAAAAATTCTCCTTTTGATTTATTAACTGAGTCTGCTTTTTTGTAAACTGTAGAGTAAGACTTTCTCCAAGTATTAAAATTTTCTAATCCAACTTCTTTGATTAGGTCTGATCTCTCTGATTCTGTTAAAGGTTTAATTTTTGCAGATGGCGATATTCTTCTATCTAACGCTTTATTAACTTGAGAAAAAACTCCTTCTAATTGTTGTCTACCAGGAGTACCAACCAAGGGCATCCTGCTTGTTAAGTTGTAAGCACCTTGCATTAATGGATTAGATGATGCTTGGCCCAAAGATAATTCTATGCCTTCATCTCCTAAAATTCTTGATTTTTGTACTGCATCTTCGGTTATACCAAGACCTCTTTCCACAGTACCCACGCCTTTGTCAGCACTAGGTATTGAGGTTTTAAGTTTGTCAGATACTTTTGATCCACCTTGTATTGCTTTTCTAACCAAAGGTGATATTGCTTTTCCCACCACGGGAACTGCTGCTGTTAAACCAGCATCAATAGTTCCAGTTATTGCTGCATCTGTTACTCTTTGTTTTGCGGTTGGAGAAGGCATATCAGGAGCTAACAAGTCTCCTAAAAAGTCAGTAGCTAATGATCCTGTAGCAGAGCCTCCACCAGCTCCAACAACAGCACCAGGCAATCCACCAACAAACGCACCACCTATTGCTCCTCCAACCCCACCTATTATTTCTAGTGTTGGCTCAACCCATTTAGGTAATCTGCCAGGATATTCATTTTCACCAATAATTCCTAATTGAATACCAGCTTCCCTTGTTTTTGCATAATATGTTTTAGAGTCTATTTTGCCTTCTTTAAGCAAACGAGATCCATCAGATTTTAATTGATTAAAAACCTTTTGATTGTTTTCTTTGTTTTCAATTTCTTGAAAAATAGGATCAGCCATTTTTAACCACCAGTATAAAATGAGTCATAAGAACCAGATGATGTTTCATTAGATAATGTTTCACTAGAATTTTTGCTAAGAGCATTTATTCCCACATCTAAATCTTTAACAACTGATTGAATGTCTTTATATTGTTCTTGAACCTCAATTAATTCATCTTCTTTGTATACATTGCTTTGTATTTTAGATTCCATTTCTGCAAGACCTTCTTTTAAAACTCTTCTTACTTCTTGATATTTTTGTTTAGCTTCAAGCTCTGTTGAATATGATCCTTGAGGTAAAAGTGCATCAATTCTTACATTTAAATAAACGCTTGGTCTCCCAGAATATTCGCTTAAAAACTTTTCTCTAACTCTTTCATTTAAAGTATTTCTTGCAGCATTTGCAGAAGTTGTAACAGGAGCAATTTGAATAGGAGATACAGGGCCTAAATATTTGGCTGCTGCTCCTTTAACAGTATCTACTACACCAAAAGCAGCATCAAGATTTTTTAACCCATCTGATACATTTTCTTTACTATCAAGAACCTCAGTATTTAATTCTTCTATAGTTTTTTTATTAGAACCTTGATCCCGCAAAGCTAAAATATCATCTGCTTTCATACCAGCATCAAAAAATAAATTTATTTCTCTATCACTAAACCCAGCTTTTATTAAGCCTTCCTTTTGTTTTTGTTGTTGTGCAGCATTTATTTCTGCATTTCTAAGTCTTTGTGATTCTTGAAAGGCTGCGCCTTTGCCAAAAGTGTTATAAATGTTTAATAGTTCAGGATTGTTTCCAAATGCTTCTTGCATTTGTCTTTCTTGCTCTGCATTTTTTTCTTCAACTTTTCTTTGCCTTATTTGATTTTGTGCTAAAGCTATTCTTTGTGCATCACCGCTACCTATAGCTCCTGCTACCATAAAAGAGTCTGCCAACCTTTGTAAACCTTGTTGCTTAAATCTTTTTTTATCTTCATTAGACAATGCAGCAATTTGAGTTGGATCAGCATTAAATAAATTACCGCCTTGACCAAGATTGGTAAAAGCGTTTCCTAATTTGTTTCCAAAATTTGAAAAAATATTAGCCATAACTTCTCCTAAAAACCAAAACCAGAGTATATAGCTGCAGCTTGTGCAGCTTGGTCTAAAAATCCTGGTTTGTTGGTTGATGTTTGATTGGTCTGCGTAGGCAACGCACTAACACCTTGAGAAAGTAACCCAAGTTGTTGTGGGCCATACTGTAAAGCTCGTAAGAACTCGTTGTAACCAGCATCCATGCCTCTTTGTTGTAGTCCTTGTTGCTGAGAGCCGATACCAGATAAGAAACCAAGGTTTCTGTATTGATCGCTTAATTGATTGCCAAGTAAACCAGCTTGGAACTGTCTGTTTCTCATTTCTAATTCAGGGCGCATAAAGGCTGCTCTGTTTTGTGCATCCATGTTAGCCATGCCAAACTGATTGCCATAACCAGCATTAGCCATTGCTACTTGTCTGTCTGCATCTGCCATTGTTTGTTGTGCTGAGAAATCTCTGTTTATGTCTTGACCAGCTAATCCAGTTGCTCTGTCAAAACCTTGTGATCGTAAGTTCGCTGCAATGTTACCAGCTCTATCTGCAAAGTTTCTGTTGGTTTCAGCTTCTAATAAAGCAGAACGAGAACCACCAAATGCACCTCTGCCGATTGCTGCATCTTGATCTGATTGTATTTGCATCTGTCTTGCTCGGTTTAAATCACCAAGGGTGTTGTCTATAACTTGTTGCTGAAACGGATTTTGGTATGCACCTAAATTTGTATCTAATAAAGATGTAGGTCTTATATCTCTTATATCACTACGATTAATATCTGTTGCTGTGCCAGTAAAAGGTGAAATAGTTGGTGCAGATTGGTTTGCTAATGTGTTTAATCCTTGTCTAGGATCAAACCCCATTGATTGACCAAACATATTTCTAGTTGCATCAAAGCCTCGTAGTTGATCTGGATTAAATCCTGCAACTCTTGCGCCCGTATAAGGTACAAAAGGTTGTCCTGCTATTGACTTAGACCTATCGTATAGGTCTGTATATATAGCCATTTGTGCTGGATCTGTTGTTGTGGATGTAGTGCTTTTTCCTTTACTCATAATTCTTTTCTAATTAAATATTCTGTTTCAAAACCAAGGTGCTTAATCTTTCTTAACCACCCTTTCCTGCCACCGCCATAAAGTCTTTTACAGCCAAAATGTCTGGCAAACTGTTCAAGGCTAGGTAACATTTCTTCTAGCTCTGAATAATCACCACCACAAAACAGTAGGTTTAAGGCTTTCATTCTAGGGTATTCCACGATTTCTGTAATCATGACTGATTTTTTACCAGCCCAAATATGAAATATTCCAGCCTCTATTTTTTCTTTAATATCACCTAGATTATAACTGTCTTGATGCTTAATTGCACTAGAAATCCAATGCTCACACCTATCAAACTCTATTTCCCAGTCCTCTAGTTCCTTTTTAATTGGCGTAACTTTATTAATCGCCTTTTCCATACTCAACAATACTTGCAACTGCATATATTCTATTTGCATCTGCTGCTGTTATTTTTAATATTTCACCAGCAGTTAAAACTAAATTTCTATTTAGTAGCTCATGCGTTGTATCTGCTGCCATAACAAAACCATCATACAAAGAAAACACATTAGATGATGTATCTGTAAGGGTAAGATTTATGGTTGTCTGCGAGGCATTATTGTTACAAGCAATAACTGATTCAATAACAGCAAAGTCAAAGTCACCGCCTGTCGGTGCTGTGTAAAATGTAGTGACACCTGTACTTGTTAAATAAACTTTAGAGTTAGTTGCTCTTTGTATGTATTGATCTTTAGAGGCTAAGTGCATTATCTCCTACCTCTATTGCGTACATCTAATCTAATCTTTCCTACTTGAAAATCTTGTGTGGTACTGCCTGTAACTGTCAGCGAGACTTGTCGTGCAGTAAATCTTGCATCGGTGTAGCCATCACTTTCAAAAGTAAATGATCCAAAGTCCGTTTCAGCTCCTAGTGGAGTAAATTTACCTTTGAAACTAAGGGTGACACCTGGAAGTGTATTAGCTTCTTCGTCTGGAAGTATTTGATTGCATTGAACATAATTATCACCATTGCCTATTTCAATAGGCCCAGAGGTTGCGTATGGAACAGCAGAGCCTAAGTTTGGCGAGTTGCCTAATAGTGTTGATTCGTGTTGATAAATAAAACCAGCGTTATCTGCTGAAGTTGGGAAATCAAAAACACCTTGGTCAACCCAACATCCTCTGTCTAGTTCTCCGACAGACCAAACATTTTCACCATAGTTCCAAATGACATATTTGTTTGGTGCGTATTGTGAATCACCGCTTGGGAATCCCCACCAAATTTCGTTGAAGTTAGAGTTGTGTCCACCCCAAGATGCTTTTCTGCCTGGTACATTTAATTGATCGTAAACATAATCATGCACTTCGCATGGTATTTCTCTTGCAGTTCCGTCATACACAAAGAAAGAGTTTTCACCCATCCATCCAAGAAAGTTACCAGTAGAGACAATGGATCGTCTGCTGACTGCTTTACAGTTAGTTCCAGCATCAGCAATACCATACACAAAAGGTGAGCCAGAATAAAACATTCTGCTGATACCAGTATCACTAAAAATGATAATGTCATTGCCGAATGAAGCTGCCATGATTGCTCTGCCACCTGTAGGGATTTGTAAATCACCTGCGGTGTTAGTAGCTTTAGATGTCCAGTTGGTATTATCTTCTCTGTCTGACCATGAGATTTTTCTTGGATCTCCACCTGAACCAATAGCAACCAAATGTCTTTCGTTGCTTACAATAATTGCTTGACACCCTGTAGGTGCGTTGGTAACTACTGTTCCTATAGTATCGGCTGTACCGCCTGAGTTTGGTCGCCATTTATAAATCTTGCCATCACCAGAGAAACAAAAAATTAAATGCTCTCCCCAGTTATCAAAAGAAAAATGACCTGTATCTAAAGGTAAACCTGATTGTGAACGAGCATCACCATAATCTTCTACGTTGTAATGATATGCACCATAACCAAGGGGGTCTTGACTTGCATCATTAACAAAACCAGACGGAGTAATATCAGTCCAGGTATTATCATATAAAACATAAACTTTTTGTCTTGTACCAACTGCTAATACTGGTTGGCCCAAGTTGTCGTTGTAGGCGTACATCCCAATGGGTGCGCCTGTTAATGCTGTTGCTCTAAGTTTTGTCCAGCCACCAATAGGTTTAAGGTAGCCATTTTCAAAGCGAACTAAATTCCCGTCAACCCAACGACCTTTGTTGGCATAATCAGTTCCGTTTTTTACTATTCCTGCGGGGGGTGTGATTGGAAGTAATGCCATCCACTTACGCCACTAAAGTTTTTGTCTCTGAAGTTGGATTAATTTGGTCTGCAATGTTTGCATCAAGGCTATCTTTATATTTTTGCACTTGCTCAGAACCCATCGCACTTTCGACCCAACCTTGAACCTCTGCTAAAGTTACGCTATTAAAGTCTATAAAGCCTGATAAGTCTGAAGTGTCTAATACTTGAGCACTATAAACATATGCTGTGTAGGGATAGCCATTTGCATCTACTTGAGTATCAGTAGCGTTTAGTCGCCAATGCACGTTATAAATAACGTCAGTGTAGTCTCCGTCAGCAGGGTATACATCTACTGTGTTTACATTCCATTCATATGATATTGCCATGTTATGCTCCTGTTACCCTTCTAAAGTTGTTATACGAGCCTCTAATGACTCTATTAATGTTTGTTGTTCTTGAATAGCCTTAACAAGTAACGGAGTTAATTTTGCATAATCCATAACTTGATGCTTGGGTTGCCCTATTTGATCTGCTTTTTCTGGAGGTGTGTTTTCTGCTGTGTAAAGCTCGTCTTTAGTTCCTGTAACTGTGTATGGCAAAACTGCTTGAATTTCATGTGCTAAAAATCCGTCTGAATTATTGCCACTTTCTATCCAGTCAAAATTAATTGGATTTAGTGAATCTATTTTAGATAGTGCATTTTGTATTGGAGCAGCATTTTCTTTTAGCCTGTAATCCGAGGAAGTATTATAAGCAACTGCCGAACCTGTGTAAGTAATGCTACCTCTTCCAGCACCATTTTGTGAAAATTCTATAAATCCACCTGCACCCTGCGAAGTGGTAGATACATAAAAAGGCGTACTTGTTCCACCTCTAACTACGCAACCATAGCCACCAGCACTATAACCAAAACCAATCCCGCTAACTCCGTTATACATTGAGCCAATTGCTGTAGTGGTTGCAACTGAAAAGTCTCCAGTACTATGAATTCTCATGCGTTCTGAGCCATTTGTTTTAAACAAAATAGAGTTATTAGCATTTGAACCCGAAATTGCGTTTGTACCACCACCCCACTCTAGGTTGAAATCGTCAGATAATCTCAAGTGTCCACTATTAATGTACTGTCTTGAG